CTTTGTCTATTTTAAATTTTCTTGATATAGTAAACGTTCCAGTATCTACTGCCCTTGTACCATTTTTTTCAATTTCTGATCTTATTATTTCTACAGGTTTATTAAATCCACTTGTATTTCGAACATACAACCTTACATGGTTTGCCATTATACCTCTTCTATTTCTTCTGTTTGTTCGTTCGATTTAAAACCAATTCCACCATGTTCGTTTACTGCTGCAATCGTAAAGTAGTAAGTTTTTCCTAAATTTGCACCCCAATCACCTACTTCAAATGATGCTCCATCTTTATTGACAAAGTTTGCATCATCAAATCCATCATCATCTGGAAATGATACTTCATATTGTGCTCCACCTGTAACGTGACCTGCTAATGCATTATTTCTGTCTGATGAGTTGGGATTGGCAGGGTCTTTAACAGATATAGTTATGAATGGTGATGAACCATATGAGCTATTCTCGTCCCTTCTCCAAACTGCATAATGTTCTATATCACTAGATGAATCTGTTGGTGCGTCCCATGCTAGTTTTATTCTTGTTAATGTTCCAGATAAAGTACCAGCATTGTTAACTTTTTGAGAAGTTACATTTCTTGGCTCACTTGGTGCGTCTGATTCATTCATTGAAATAACATTGCCTATCATAAATGTCATACTCATATTCCAAACAACTGGACTAGCACCGTCTATACTTGCAGTCATTTGTGTGATAAAGCCCTCAAATACAAGAGATGCACCACCTAATACTAATGTATATGTATCTGATAAATTCTTACCTTCAAAATCATTTGTCAACCATGACACCGTATCTTCTGGTGAAGTGTATGCCAAATCAGTCCATGTTATTGGTGAAGTTCCACTTCCAGCATAAAAAACCTCATAATCACCTGCTATCTTTCCCCCCTCTACATTACTGGTTGATGATTTTTTAGGATATGGAAATCCCTGTCCTATCTTCCAGTTAACTGTTACTGTCTTTGTATTTCCCTCCATTTTTACCAAAACATTCTCTTCTGCACTTTCTTGTGGTAACGGCATAGGTGCTACTGGCTGGGATAATTGAAGGTTAACACTTCCCAAGTTTGGTATCTCATATCTCCAAGTCTGTGTTCCTGTTATATGCATTCCAGATGTTTTATAAATTAAAAATGATGCCATTATGCTCTACCTCTACGTGAACTTGATTGTTGTACCACATCTAATATTACCTGTCTAAGATTATTTAAGTCTTGCTGTGATGCTGACATGTTCTGAATGTTAATTGTTATACCTCCACCACCTAATTGGTCATCAGGTATGAGTGTTTCATTACCAGATTCACCCATAAGATATTGTTGACCACTTCTTCCAACACCTGCTATAGGTTCTGTTATATGCATTCCATTAGCACCAGTAAGCCAACTCCAAGGGTTATCTGGTTCTGGATCTGTCTGATTATTATTAGGTTCTGTTTGAGGTTCATTAGAAGTAAATGGATTTAACCAATCAAGGAAATCATCTCTAACTTTTGCCCAATCTATTATAAGTTCTGTCATACCACCTACTAACCAATCATAAGCATCAGTCCAGAATGTACTCCAATCTGTTTTTGCTTTTTCCAAACCTGCAGCAAACCATTCACCAACACCTCTACCCCACTCGTTAGCCCATTTATCATTACCTATGCCGAACATTCCAGCAATAAAGTCTGCTGCTGCCATGATAGGTATTAATAATTTAATTGTATCCCAAATGGCTGCTTTCCAATCAACTTTAATTAATTCTTCGTATATTGCCTCACCTATTGGTTTTATAATGTAATCCCATATTCCTGTTCCAAATGCTAATAAACCTGCTACTAAGCTGTCCCAAACAGCGTCCCAATCCGTTTCGTCTATCCATGTCTGTATACCAGCAAAAGCATTTCCCAATATTTCCTTAAAGTCAACTCCTGCAAATAATATTGCAAATGCACCAACCACATCTCCCTTTGCCAACGCTTCAAATGCACCAGCTAATTTTTTGCCGATAAGATCTCCCATCTTCATCATTACTGGCATCATCTTTGTATACCATGGTATGATGAATTTTCTAAGTAGCATAATCAATATTGGTCTGAATAAGAAACCGAAAAAGTCACCGATAGGTCTCAATACCATCATGATACCAAAGTTAAGAAGCTTCATCATCTGTTGGAACATTGGTGAAGCACTAAGTGCCTTCTTTAAAATTGAAATTAATACTCCAGCAGAACCTGCACCTATAAGTATACCACCCATATGTTTTTTTCCAAATTCTCCCATTTTAGATATACCTTCAACCATTTTTCCTGACATTCCACCCTGACCACCGAAAGCTCCTTCCTTGTCTTTCTTTTTTTGTTCCATGTTTTCCTGTTTTTCCATGTACTTGCCCTGATCTTCTGTAGACAAATTTGCAAACTCCTTACTTTTTTGATCTTTTACTCCAACTTCCTTTTGAAAATCAGAAAATTCTGCTGCTGCTGCCTTAAAATTATCTAATTCCTTTGATAGTCCACCAATTTTTGTCAACGCTGCACCAAATATTGCTGTTGCAGGTATTCCTTTTGTTAATGCACCAGTAAACATCTTCATTGCATCTTGTGAAGTTGTTAATGATTTTCTATAATCTGCATTCTGCCTAACCATCTCTCCCTGCAGTTTGATTAACATTACCTGATCGGCAGTTGACTTGTGAAAGTTTTTGGTATTAGCTTGTATACCAGCACCAAATGACTGCAATAATGCATTTAATGCCTTTATCTCATCATGTAAATCCTTAATTACTCCCTTTAAGTCTACATTAGCCTCATTTTCAGATGGGTCGCCAGAAGTTGGATCTGCCATATTATATATCTTATCTTATACTTTAAAAAGATTTCTTGAAGTTTTTACGCTGTTGTCTGCCCATTTCTGAGTTTTCTTTCTTCCTTTCCTCTTGCATCATTGCAATTAGGTCTTTTAAATGACTTAATGGGTGTTTATCTACTTCTTCTTTTGTCCAACCGAACTCGATTGCACAGACGTAGTAGATTGAAATTCTTCCCCTTCTGATATCTGTGAGCCTGTAAAGGTCTCCACCCACGCTCCCAAATGTTTTTGTAAAGGGTAGTCTTTCATGACCTCCAGCATGATCTTGTTTGCCTGTGAATTTTTCAGGTTACGTATTGCTACGGCATCGCCAACGTTAAACGGTGCTTTTCGAAGTGTTTTTAATAGAATTTGAAATCTGTATTTTGGTATGTCAACCCTTGGTTTTGCCATATCTGACAAATCTATGCAGTTTTGAAGTATTGCCTCCAATTCCCCATATGTTATGTCATCTTCATATTCTATAGTAGATGGTGTTCCGTTATTATCAAAATCGAAGCTCTTTATAGTCATTAATAAGGTTAATATTACTGAACTTATAAACCTTTAGTCTAGCTAAATGTTAATTAACTTAAGTTAATTAAGTTTATTGGGAGTTTACTACTACTATTTTGGCTGATTTTATCTGCCAGTTTATCTCTTCAAATACTGGTTCTACAGGCTCTAATCCAGACACGCTATGATCTGCTATTCCTAAGCCTTTACCAATTATTGTTATTTTTCTTTCACCATTTCCAACTACTCCGTTAGTGAAATGTAATTCAAATTCTGGACTTCCTGCGTATTTATCTCCCCATGTCTCCTTGTAATTAGCACCTGCTAATTGGGCTATAAGTGCGTTTATTGCAGTTTTATCCTTTAATGCAACCTTGAATCTACCAGTAATATCTAATGTCTTTTTAATACCTGCTACTGCTTGGTTACTTCCTATTTCATAAAGCAAGTCTCCATTCTGTGCAAAGTTTATATTCACATCTTGTATCTGTGTCTGTATTACACCGTTTAATGAAAATTGACCGTGAGCAAATGTGAATGGTTGGGAAGTTTCTACTGATGCTGCAAGTGGTGTATAGTCTCCTGATGCGTTACTTGGTGTATCTTCTTTTCCAAATTGCACATCAGCAGTACATTTAACAGCGTCTCCTATTGTGGCAGTTAAATCAAATGTGTTTATAATACAGCCTTTAAACGTTCTAATCAAATAATCAGTTTCTCCCTCAAATCCTAATTCAGTTGTAAATGACTGACCTACAAATGTTTTTGACGAACCATAACCTGTATCACTTCCATAGACATGATTTGATGCTCCCGTTCCAGCACCACTCGGTGCTCCATAAATAGCCTGAAAAACATCACCTGATGTTACATCTCCTAATACAAAATCTAATGATAATGAACCTTTTTGCTGACCATAGAAGAAGTTTTCTGGTTCTACTTGACCTAATTTATACAGTTGTTGCCTACCTGTATTAAGAGAGAGACCACTAACGGCTGTCTTAAGCCCAAATGATTTATTAACTGTGGCAGTACCACCGAAAACAACTGGGCTATCACCAGTTTCATAGCCATATTTAACATATGCATATGCACCTGTTCGTACCATATAACTG